TGTGTATTCACTTCCCCCGCCATGCGTTCCGTTTGGCGTGGTGCTAAATCTGAGCGGGTGCCCAGAATTAGAAGATGCGCTCTGATCAAAATAATACGTTCTGCTTTCCATCAATTCCAGCGTGTCTTGCTGAACGCCAGCGATGAAGTATTTGTTTGCCCCGCCAACATTTTGAACCGTCACTGCCAGCGTCACAACTTGGGCAGGATCAACAGCAACACCGCCAGTTCCAGAGATACCACTTACAGCAGGATCAAGCTGAACAATTTCATCCCCAATTCCTCCTGAACCACCAACGCCATTTACATCTAAATTTGTGTTAATAATTAAAGATGAAAGTCCAGAAAACGCTGTGCCAGAAATTCCAACATTAGTTGTTAATCTGCGATCAGCAAATATGTCGTAATTAAATCCAATAAATATTTCGACATTTTCGGGGTCATTGTCTGGCCGTGGATTAAACAGGGCCGTGGCATCAACAACATTTTTAGCAGGCGTTAATTGTGGGTTTTTTGGCTCCCAATCTTCTGGTGATACGCGCAGGCCGTCCCAAGTCGTTTTTAATTGCGTATAGGGAACCCGAAGGCCACTTCTATCGCTTATCGCTTGAGATTTTTTGCCCCGTGCGTATTTTGCCATTAATATAAATTCAGCGCAGTTGGCTGAACCCTCAGACTGACGCCATCATTGTCGGACGCCGCCGCAAACGTGAATGCCCTTTCGTAAATTTCGTTCAAGACTTGAAACCTGTCGGGTGCGTTTTTTAGCGCCAGCTTGCTTGCCAGCCCCGCGCAAATGCAGTCGCTCCATCGGTATGGCACGTCAGCGTCTTGATTGCTGGCTGTGATGTCATCTAGCTGGTTTACTGACCAATAATTCAAGCTGTATGTGGTCACGTCTGGTATTTGCCAGATGTAAATCAGCGGCGTATATTGCTTGTCCAGCATATACTGTGATGGCTTTCCCGAAGATGTTTTGTTTGGCAGTTGGTTATAATCTGCAATAGACACACGATTGATGATTTGGTCAGACGTGTCTGTGCCTGCGCTATCTCTAATGACGGCGTCCATAATGTCGATAGTGCCAGCAGGAAGCGTGTACGGCGTTGTCTGGTCTTTTACCAACGTCAGGGTTCTTTGCTCCACTGCCCAGTAATTGATGCCTCTGTTGGCCCACTCACTAAACAACAGGTTTAGGCTGCGCCGTGCAGACACAGCCTTATAACCTGTTTGGGTTTGCGGATCGATCCCACACCGCTCAAATGCCTCTGCGATGATTTCTTCAACATCTGGGCGAAACGCTACTGTATCTGAAGTCGCCATGAAGCAATCCTATGCGTAATGTTTTTTCATCCGCATGACGATATTATATGTATCGCCAGCGGCCCCAAGGCCAGTTGTTGTAAATAGGACATCACCAGTTGTGCTTCCATATTCTACCGTCGATGGCAATCCACCAAACTTGCTGAAGTCTTGGTATCCAATATCATCAGCCGCCATATGCATCATAATGACATCTGTGCCTGCGTCTGCTTCCACCATGACTGTCATGCCTTGGATTATCCACCAGCACTCTAGAAGACTTACCGAATTGCAGGACGCACCGTTTGCGCTTTTTGTCAAAGTTGAGACATCAACTTTTTTCACAGCATCTTCATCGCCAGTATCAACATATTGCAATTGGAATGCCATGACTACTTCGCTGGTATTTTCAGAAAGCGTTTTTATGCTTGTAATATTAGCCACTTTGACCCTCCTATAAATTGCTGGTGGGGCCGAAACCCCACCAATAAATTATGTTACGTTGTTGCTTTGTGCATAGACAACGGTGACTGCGCCAACACCATTTCCAGTGTTTGCTGTGGTCACGATCAGCCTGTGATCGCCTGTGCCTGTGTTTAGCCACTTTGACGTGCGCGTTGCGTCAGTACCGGGACTTGCCGCCACGATGCCCACTGCGTTGCCTTGGATGGCTCCAGCAGCAGTTAGAGAGGTCGCCGCACCAACGCCGCCAAGGCCAAGAGTTGTGGCTCCACCGCTCCACGCTGTGGTTACAGTCACATCAATTGAGATAAGCTGACTGTTTGGGGGGATAATAATATCTGTGGTGGTTGTTGTTGCTGTTTGATCAATCGCAGCGGTTTGCGAAAGGACAACAAAACCTGTGTTTTTCATGTTAGAACCAACAGTTGTTCCGCTGGTTTCTTTAATCGTGCCTGATTTAATCGGGCCTGAGAAAGTTGTAGTACCCATGTCGATCTCCTGTCGTGGGTTAAGTCAGGTGCAGGGCGCACCTGTCAGGGATGTCGGCACAATACAACAGGTCTGAACAAAAAGAAAGGGCGATCCGAAGACCGCCCCAGTTTACCCAACAAGGAAGAGGAGAGTGGGTTGTTTATGCTGCGCCTTCAGTTCCGAAGATGCCGCGCCAGTCGGTAAACCCGAAGCTGTAACGCTCACGAACTTTATACCGCACGTTGCCAGTCTCAAAGTCGCCTTCCATACCCTTTTTCATTGCTGAACGGGTGAAGTGCTTCAGACCATCTGGAACGTCAGTGGTAATAAAGAACGCATCTGGATCGGTCAGACGGCGCATGATGTGATAGCCCCGTGGCAGATAACCACCAGCCTTAATCGCGTTGATGTCGTTATCGGCAGTGCTTGGACGCAATGCTGATTCCAGCAGACGCTCTGCGGTGAACTGATAAGCAGTTGGAATAACCAATTGCATACCTTGTGCCGCAATGCGAAGGCCACGATCATCTTTCATGTCGCTGATGTTAATCAGGATCGACTCAAGAGATGTTTCGGACAGATCAGCCGCCGTGGCAAGCACGTTAGACTGGTTGCCGTTCTGTGTTGGGTGCGATGCACTCAACATGGTTTGACCGTCACCACCAGTAAATCCAGCGGCTTGAGCGTTATTCAAGACGTTAGCAGCCTTGATCTCTTTGGTCGATGCCATTGAACGTGCCAGCGCCTTTGTGTAGCGCGAAGCCAGCGAACCATACTGACCATCTTCTTCAGCTTCCTCAGTGATTGAGAACGCCAAGGCGATGGTTTCGTGTTGGTAACGCGCAGTCCACTGTTGGCTTGCACTGTCATAAGAGACGGCTCCACCTTCAGTTTTTGTTGGCGCTTGTCCAAATCCACTCAAAAGTACGTCTTCCTCGTAAGCCTTTTGAGAGCTATTCGATTCAAAGACGGCCTCGTATTCAGCGGGATAGCTGTCGTACTCAAGTCCAAAGAGAGTGTTCAGACCCGGCTCTAGAGTTTTTGCAAAACTCGCTCTATTCATTGCCATTGTTCATGCCCTCCTATATGCCAGCAGTGGCTTTGAGAATATGCTCGTTTACAAGCACCTCAACCACAGCATTTGTGCCGAAAGCATTATCTGGTGAATCATACAATGCGATGATTTTGGCACTTGCTGTGCCAGTACCCATTGTTGAGTTCAACTCAAACGCTGACCTTCCAGTTATTGTGGAACCTGTTCCAGCAACAACATCGGCGCAGTTGCCGATATTTGTCTGTGCAGGCGCTCCATCAGACTGGACTTTATACACGATATATGGATCGTCATAAACATATGCACATATATCTGTAGCTGTTGTTCCTGACGGCCAATACTCACTGTATACATATGAACCATCAGAGGCAGTGTACGACACACCGTCAAACACACCGATATTGTTGGTTTCTGTCGCAGTGTGAGGTGTGATAACCCCATCTGCTGTCAGAATGCAGAGATCACCCGAAAAGATGTTCTCAGCCAAACCAGACGTAATGGTATATTTATTGGTGCGAGGTGCATTACCGCTCATGTGACGGACGGGTACAAACCCGAATGCGGCGTCTACATTTGCCATTTTTCGCTCCTATAGCGTTAAGGTTAATCGCTCATGGCAGAAAGTGTTCTGCCGCGACTTACTTCGGACTTACGTTCTTGATAGAACGTCTGCCCACTACGCCGTCCAAACGCATCAAGCTCTCCTGCGACTGATTCATTTTGCTCTTCGTTTTTGCCTTCGTAATACCGTTTTTGCGCGGC